CTCTGCGAGGCGGTCAGACATTGCCACCGCCCAAGCGCTTCTGGATTGCGTCCATATCCTTGGGACGCCACAGCCGCCACTCTGCCCCCGCTTCCTTGAGCGTGCGCCCCCACTGGTACTGAGAGTCACTGAGCGCCCCGGTATCGGTCTTGAGCTCGGCAAAGATCACCCCGCGCCGGTAGTGGGCAAGCACTAGATCGGGGAAGCCCACGTCGCCAGTGATCGGCGTGAGCCACCTGTCCCCCTGCTTCGCCGGCCGCGTGTGCTGGACCAACCACCCGAAGGTGTGCGCGAGCTGAACCACCTGCGACTGGAACGCCGCCTCACTTTGCCCCACCTGTTCCCCCCTTCTCCTTTTCCAGCTGCGCCTCACGCTCTGCGTTCTCACGCTCAATCCGCGCCCTGGACAGAAGCGACGCCTCAATCACCTTGGACTTCTCGGGCGTCAGCTCGCTGAACTTGGCGACCTTGAATGTGGCAAGCGCACCGTTCACGACTTCCTCGCCGTGGTCCCTAACCATGCGGTCGTAGAAGTCCTTGCCGAATACGGATTCGTAGTGCGACGCGTCCTCCCCGGCCTTCTCAGCCGCTTGGCGGGCCTTGTCCACCGGGTCAGGTGTCTTACCTATGGCAGAGGGCAGAGGGGCCTTAGATCGCTTCTTAGGCTTTGAGCGGGTCCACAGAGCCCCACCGCACACAGGTTGAGCCGCGTTCCTCAGACTGTCCCCGATCAGCTCCTTGATTGCGTCACGCTTGCCGGGCTCTACTGAGCCGTAGCCGGCGCGCTTGGTGCCCAGAACGTGGAGCCAGATCCAAAAGCCCACAGGCTGTCCCTGACTGTCACGCTCTACCACTGGCTGCCCTTGGTCGTCGTAACCCATAGGCTCCCACCACCAGTCTGGGTCGTGGTCCTGCAGCGCCTTCCGTACCCATGCGTGCGACAGGTAGCGCAGATCGACTCCGCCCTTGGGCAGCGTGTCGATCAGGTCTGCCGGCGGGTCCCACCATTCCTCAGCCAACTTGCGCAGCGCCTCATGCCTTCGCTCATCATCGGTCAGCGGTACCAGGCGCACCACTTCTGCCGGCGCGTCGTCGTTCATGCTTCCTCCGTCGTGACAGTGCCGTGGACCTTTACAAGCGCCGGCCAACAAGAGATGACCCACGGAGGTTCAGGATCGGTCACTCGGCAGCAGTGGCCGTAATTGACAATTGGGAGGTAAACGTCAGGGTTTTCCGCCGACTGAACGTAACCAACAATTGGGTGACGACTGCGGGTCTTTTCATTCAGTAGGTAAGTCTCAGGAGCTGCTGATAAAGCGCTCATGCTGCTGCCCTCCATACTCGGACCATGCGCCTATGTGCGTTGCGCCTGGTGCTCGGTCGGTAGACGCCATCGGACTCGATGAGCCCGTCCCGGCGTGCGTGGTTGAACATCGCGCCCATTGCGTTGGGCTCATGTGTCGTGACGCCTATGGGCTCAATCAGCGCCCATACGTCATCTGCGGTGAACTCCTGCCCGCGGCCTGCCAGGAACTCAATCGCCCTGCGGGTTACCTCACGCCATTCGCGGTTGGCGCGTTCTGCGACTTCATCGAGGATGCCCTCAAGCTCGTCAAAGCTCATGCTCTCCACTGGTTCCCCCTAGTGAATCGTCCCTGCCAGCCATGCGGCGAGGACGTTTGTGAGCGTGTATGTGAACCACGCCACGACAAAGACGAACAGGACGTAGAACGTCCACAGCATCATGCGTTCCATCAGTCAGACTCCTCGTAGAGCGTTTCCATGGATCGGCCAAAGGCACGGTCTACGCGGTCTTGCTCCATCTGCAGCTCCTGCTGCCATTCCTCGCCCTTCAACCAGTAGCGCCAGCCCGGGCATGGGCATGGCGTGTCGGGCGGGTGGCAACGGCAGGTGCCGGGCTTTACCGTCTTGGCTGCTGCGCCGGCGTGTAGGCCACTTGGGTGGCCGCAGTGTGGACACTTCATAGCGATCTCCCTTCGCTGTTGAGATGAGGCTACAGACTCACGCGGAGCCACAGCCCCATGCCGACCAACCGAACCGTTGCGCGACGACATAAGCAATGGCGATCTGCTCTGCCTTGGTCGCGCCCTGGTGTACCCAGCGGTAGCCGGTGGCTGCTTGGCCGATTCCATACGTCGAGCGAAACATGCCCATGCCGCCAATGAAACGGCCATGCGGGTAGTGCTGCCAATTGCCGGCGGTTTCGCACTGGGCCACGCGCTCGGCTTTGCGCCACTGGACCATTCCAATCCGGCGCTGAATCTCCCATTCCTTTGGCTTCGCGGGCCAATCCTGCTGATTCCTCTTGTGCTGCTTAATGCACGCTGCCTTGTCCCACCCCTTATGCGCCTGGCACGGTGTGGTGGTGCCGGCGGCAGGTAAGGCTGCCATTCCCAGTGCGGCCAATGCTGCAGCCGTAGCGGTGCGGATCACTGCTTGTCTCCCTTTTCGCTTGCAACAGCCTGCCAGCTGCGAAGCACCCCCAGCGTGGCAGTGAGGCCCGCCGAGATTGCGGCAAGCCAGAGGTTCGGGCTGCCCTCAGCCCATGTGTCTATGAAAGCCACCATGACCACCACTGCGCCGGTCAGCATGGCAATCGTGCTTGGCCCGATCTTCGGCGTCATTCCTTTGAGTCCTTCTCAGGCTCGTAGTCGGTCGGCTCGGCAGGCGGGGGCTCGATGACCTCGGTGCCGGCGGGCATGGTGTCAGGTGCCATGGTCAGGACTCCTTGTAGACGCGCTTCCAAGGCCGCGCCTTCGCGCCCTCGTTCTTCTCAAGCCACTTCTTCATCTGGGCGTCGCGGGTGACCTTGCCGGTGTTGTGAAGCCAAGGTCCGTACGTCCAGCGGTTGTATGTGCCCTTCGGGCCCGCACGAAATGCATACGGCGACGGCGCTGCCACGCGGACGGCCTGCGTCCACATTTCGGGGTGCGCCTGGGCGTACTTCTTCATCTGCTGATCACGCGCCGCCGGCGTGGGCCAGCCGCCGTAGAGCTTGACGCTGAGGTCGTCGAATCCGTAGCCGTCGACTGTTGCGGCAGGCCCGGGTGCGCCAACCCCGGGGATGCTGATGACGCGCCAACCGTCTGCCCAGCTGCGCACGTAGGACCGGACGCCATTGGCCGCGTTGCCCTCAACGGTTGAAAAGCGGCCATCGGGCCGCAGCTGGTTGATGAAGCCAACGTGAAGTCCGTCGATGATGAACAGATCGCCGGGCTTGGTGGTCTTGCTGTGCTCGGTGTACCAGCCCTTGGCCCGAGCCTTGCTGACCATTACGGCAGTCGATGGGCTCATGATGGTCTTGGCAGCGTTGCGGTACTTCGCATCAGCCTCACTCTGAGCTACGCAAAACGCGACGAACATCGCGCACCAAGGTTGCCCGCCATCGGGCCAACCCCACGGTGCCTGGCACTCGTTGACAATGGGGTCGCCGCTCCGGTTGGGCGGTCCTTCCATTGCGCCGAGGTACTGCGATGCCTTGCGAAGCGTGTACTGGCCGTTACTGATCACTGTCCCCCCTAGGTGTTATTGACGATGCCGACGACGATGCCGGTCAGTGCGCCGCCGGCCAGAAGCCACACGACGCGACTGGTCGCCGCTGCGCCCTGCAGCCGCGCACGCCAGATTTCAAGGTCAAACACGCGCCCTTCAAGCTTTCCCAGGCGGCGGTTGGTTTCCCGCTGCAGGTCAACGACTTTTGAGAGCTCGTCCCTGAGCTCACGGATGTCGGCCCGAATGGTGTGCGTGTCCTCGGGGCTCATGCCTGTCCTATGTCCTCGACCACGATGAACATAGGCGCGGTTGCCGATGCCGCCAGCAGCAGCGTGCCCGCGCCGGTCAAGGCTCTTGCCTTGCGGGTGACACTGCCGGTCAAGCCAGTCTCTACGACCGACACGCACATGGGTGTTTGGACGCCGGCGAGTTGGTAGATGACGCCTGCTTGCTTCTGGACGTTTGACCCATCAGTGATCTTGAACTCTGCATACCCGGCTGCGGTGTTCTGCTGTGCAGAGAACGTGTAGATGGTCGTCTTGTAGTACCTGGTCGAGTCTGCAGTGAAACTCACGCTAAGGCCAGTTACGTTGACTTCCGTGGTGATACCGGACTGGTTGGCCGTGGCGCTCGCATACCCCATGATGCCCCAGGGCAGTCGGTTCATCTGAGCAGCCGTCAGGATTGCGCCGGCGGTGAACGTGGTGTTGGGCGTGATCGCCATTGCTTCTCCTTAGTAGGCCAATACGTTCTGATCCAGAACGCCGAACAGGTCACTGTCAAGCGTGAATAGCGCCTGCTGGTCCTTGTTCTCAAACGTCAGGCGCATGGAATGGTAACCGGGCGTGATCTGATGCTCGATGCCAGTCACAATGACGGTTTGCTCAACGCTTGAAGGCGTGCCACTGTCAAAGGACTTCTCGACAACGACCTGATCCAGAATGTCGAGCCCGAGCAGCTCTTGCCGACTGCTAACAGCGACGTCCTGGACTAGCACGGTAAGGCCGTTGAAGCGCAGCAGCGGATCTTTATGCAACCCAAGAAAGAGTTGCGCGATGCTCAGAACCTCGTTGGTCGAGTTGTTGAGCAGATCCCCCTTATTCCACTGCTGGGACTGATAGAGCGCCATTGACGTCGGATCTGAGGCCACTTGAGGCGCGCCGGCGGGAGAGGTCATCTGCACGTAGTTGTAAAGCAGCTCGTCCCCATACTGATTGGTGAGGCTCTGATACCGAATACCTGCGCCGTCCTCGCGGAATCCCACATTGGCGCCGCCGCCGGCGAACTCGTATCGGCCCTTGAATTGCAGGATCCCCTCGGCATCCATAAAGAGGTATCCGTATTCAGAGGCCATGACTTGCTGAAGGTAGGTCAAGACGTTTGTGCCGGCGGCAATTTCGAACGCGCCCAGCGTGCTGTACGTCGTGCCGATTGAGTAGCCGCCCTGGTACTCCACTTCTGGCCGCTGCAAGACGGCGGTGACGCGATTGCCAGACGACTGGGCGGTTGGCGTCCATTCCTCCATTGCCTGATTTGCGAGGATCGTGAAGTTATCCGCGCAACTGGCCACCATGACGTAGCCGCTTTCAGTGAAGTCGTACTCAAGGTTCCAGTCTGTGATCACGCCGGTGAACAGTGCAACGGACTTGTCCACGGTCGTGAAATTGCTGGCCCTGATGCTGATTGGCTGCCTGGGCAAAACGTAGGGGTAATAGACCGAGCTTGTGTTGAGCGGGTCGAGCAGCCGCGTGGGATCGCGGAACGTCACGCGGGCCGTGCCGGCGTTAAACGCCTCTGTGTCCCGGTTGCGCCCCCTAGTGATGCTGATCGACTGGACCATCGAGGTCAGGTCAACCATTTCAATGCCGCCCAGGCGGTCCGTGTTTAGGTAGCCAAAAAGCGGGCTATCAAGTTGGAACGGCGTCGCAAAGCCGGTTGTCTGCTGGAACCCGACGTCGACGAAGTAGTTGGGCGAACTCATGCGGCTGCAAACGCCGGGCCCGAGCGCCGCTGTGCGCGCTGAATGGCCTGAATGATCTGCTGGCCCACCTGATCAGGCGAGGAAACCAGCCCGGCTGACACCTGCACGTTGATCGAGGACCGTCCGCCGGCGGTTGCCATGCCGAGATTCATCGGCGCTGCTCGGATGCCCTGCGGGCCGGTGATGACGGTGCCACCAGTGCCGCCGCCGACGTTTGCGCCTGGCACGTTCAAACCAGAAAACGGGTTGCCGCCCTTGCCCTGAATGTTGTCCTTGGCCCAATTCCACAAGTCGCGGAACGAGCGCATGGCACTCACCACGGCGTTGATCGGTACGGCCAAAAGCTCAAACGCTCTGGCAGCTGTGTTGAACGCGCCTTTAGCAATGCCCTTGACGAAATTCACGACGTCCTTGCCGAAGTCGTACGCGGACTTGAAAGCGTCGCCAACCACGCCGATCGGCGTTGACAGCACAGACCAAACAGACGCGGCGACGTCAAAGACGCCCCCAACGATGTTGTTCTTGATCCACAGAAATGCTGTCTTAATGCCGTCATAAGCGGTTTTGACCACGCCGCCGGCGGCTTCCACGGCAGTCTTGATCGTGTCAAAGGCCAACTTGACGCCATCGAAGTAAGTACCGGCGATGTTGCCGATCCAACCGAACACGGTCTTGACCACTTCCCACAGGGCGTCGACGGCGGTGCGGAAGCTTTCGCTTTTGGTGTAGACCAGAACCAGTGCGCCGATCAGCGCTCCGATGGCCACCACGACAATGCCGATTGGATTCATTGTGAGCGCCAAGTTCAACGCGATCTGGGCAACCTTCATGATGTTGGCCACCGCTGTATAGACGCGCATCACGGCATTGGCGGCGAGAATGCCGCCGGCCAGAACGCCAATCGCAGCCGCGAAACCGGTCACCAATCCGGTGTTCTCTTGCACCCACTGCGCTGCGCGCTGCAGGATCGGCAACAGCCTTTCGAACACCGGCAGAAGCGCGGCGCCGATGCTTTCCTTGGTTTCCTCGAGCGTGATCTGGAACTTGCGGAACTTGCCAGCGGCTGTGTTGGCGTTGTCGGACGCTGCCCCTCCGGTAAGACGCGCCAGCTCGTCCTGCGCCTTGCTGAAATCCTTTGACTTGATGATGCCCTGGTCAAAGCCGGGCAGCAGCTTGTTTAGCGCCCCGAGGTTGCCGCCATAGGCCTTGGAAAGGCCAGTGACCACGCCATCAAGCGGCTTGCCGGTCTGCGCGGAAACGTCCAAGGCAATCTTGAGCAAGTCTTGCGCCTTGGTGAGGTCGCCAGTAGCCGTTGCCAACTTGCCAAGCGCCGGGCGCAATTCATCATCTGCGACGCCCAGTGACTGGCTCATGCTGCTGATGAAGCCCTCAGTCGACGCGACAGCCTCATCGGAAGCGCCTGTAACGCGCCTGAGCGTGCCTGCGAGCTTGTCTTGGGCTGCTGCATCCTCTGCCGCTGCCTTGGCCGCTACGACGGCTCCCGCGCTCAGAGCACCGATGGCAGCGGCAGCCGGCAGAGCGGCCTTGCGGATCAGGAACCCGGCCTTAGCCCCTGCGCCCTCAAGCTTGTTGAACTGGGCAATGCCCCGGTCAATGCCATCGCCCTTGAAGTCCGTGAGGATGGGAATGGTGATCGCCATTAGGCCATCATCCCCTCAACGCGCTTCTCAGCCTGCTCGACCAGCTCGGCCACGCCCCTCGTGATTTCGGGCAGGTGACGGTCAGCGGTCGGCCACAGAACGCGATCAGAGCGGGCCCGAATGCGAGAGCCAAGCGTCGTGCCGCTGCCAACAGTCTCAAACAGGACGCCGGCGGGATCGCCCTGGCTGACGTACAGAACGCTGTTGGCGTTGCGCCTGGTGCTCGTCTTAACCTTGACGCCGCTGCGAACCTTGCTGATCTGCCAAGGGAAGATGCTGAACGCCTTTGGCGTCCAGCTGCGCGCCATGCCGCTCAGGGGCAGCTGCGGGTACTTGGCCTTTGCCTCGGCAACCATGGGCGCAACGATACCCTTCGCGACCCGGTTGAACTCCTTGCGGAACTCTGGGTCAAGCTGCCTGAGCGCCTTGATGGTTTCCTTGACGCCGAGCACTTCCGCCGTAACGGTTGCAGGCATCAGCCGTTGCCCTCTTGCATAACAGCCAGCACTGTTGACAGATCGCGCATGGTGAAACTCACTTCATGGGGCCAGAAGCCGGTCTGCACCAGCACGACGGCTAGAGCTCGGCTGACTGTGCCCCGTTCGTAGGGTTTGGAGCTCCCCCGTCACCTTCCACGACCTCGATGTCCTCGACTTCATCGAGGAATCCGTCAAAGGTGTCAGGCACGGCGATGCCGGCGGACTGAGCCGCCGTCCATGCCATGAAGGCGATGTATTCCACACGCGGGGACATTGCGAGCACCTGGGCGGACACGTTGAAGTGCCTCTCAAAGGCCACAGTGTTCTTGATGCTCGAAATGTCCACCACATGCGAAACGCCCTTGATGGTGAAGCTGATGTCACCTGATACTGCGCTGCTCATTGGTTCCCCCTAGTTGAAGTATTACGGCGTGACGTCGCGGACCCACGTACCGCCCGAGAACGCCACCTCGAACACCTGCAGCTCACCCACGGTGTAGGTCACCGGGTAGTTGGCGATCATGGTGTTGGAAATCGTCCACTCGGGGTTATCGGCAGCGATCGCTGAGTCGGCCTTCTTGATCACGATGCTGGTGTCGCCCTGCCCGAGCTCGCCGGCAATCACGCCCTCGACCTCGGTAGCGCCGTAGCTGCCGTACAGCGTGAGGGTGCCCTCGACCGTCTGCAGGCCAGAAACCATCCGGTCCCCGGTGTCACCGAACGCGGTGCTGGTAAGCGGGTTGTAGCCCAGGGTGAACGTGACGGCAGAGCACTGGTCACGAAGGTCGGTGCCGCCCACGGTGATCACGCCGGGCTGGCTCAGGTAAGTCGTGGTCGCCATGGTGGCTAACTCCTTGCGGTTGAGACTCGAACGGTGAGGTCATAGGTCGGGATTTCCTGCCCGCCAACGATCATGACCCCGGGAATGCCACGAATCAGTGACAGAGCACTGTTCATGATGGTGTCAGCTGTGGTGATGAGGTAGTCCACCGAGTCCTGATTGCCCGGTGGTGCGGCAAGCACCTTCAGGTCAACTTCAATCTCGGCAATGTTGCTGTTGAAGCAGGTGAACGTGGGCGGGTCCACAAGCACGGTCAAAGGCCGGGCGTTGCGTACGTCGGTCACGGTCTTGATGCCCAAGGCCGTGAGCGTGGCCACAATCGTTGACTGTGCCTGGGCGAAGATGCCGGTGGCGCTCATGCGACCTGCGAACGGTTGACGCCGAGCAGCCTGTTGATCTGCCCATTGGATCCGAACGGCACAGGCGTGCCCATTTGCTCGAATGACGCGAATGAGTCGACGCTGCCGCGCTCCCGGTAAAGGCTGGCCGCGTACATGGTCGTGCCGAGCTTGACGTCTCCCCCTGGCACAGTCGTGAGGCTGTCGAAATAGCCCGCTTCCCGCCGGCGACGGTAGGCGTAGGCGTTTGCAGCGTTCACACAGGTGGTGATGAAAGCCGTGTCATTGGCCGTGGCCGAAGCGATGCCCAACCACTCCACGACGTCAGCAGCCACGATCCAAGTGCAGCTGGTCGTGAACGTAAGCGTGGCCGGCGGCTGAATAGCCGTGCGGCTCAGATCAGCGTGCGTCTTATGAAACAGCAGCTGGTTGAGAATGATCTCGTCATAGTCGTAGAGAAGATCACCCTCATCGTCCACGCCAATGAACAGGTACGTCGGCACGGCGTGCACGGTGTAGGTGCCGTTGAGCGTGGCACCGAGCCCAGTGAGCTGAACCGACTGCCCAATCCCAATGTCAGTGTCCTCAAGCGTCTGAACAACCATATGGTTGTCAGTGACCTGGCGGAAGATGACGTTGTAGGTGGCCATGGGCAGTCGGTCAGCTCAGGGGATCAGGTGAAGGTCGCCTTGACGAACTTGCCGGCGTCGAGCATGCAGGTGGCGAAGTAGCCACGCCATGCCAGCGTGCGGCTCAGCTCGGTCGGGTTGTCCGTGGTGATGGCGCCCTTCTGCTGCTCGTAGATTTCGTACCCGTCCGCGTTGCCCATGATGAGCGTGAGGTTGGCGAACCAGCGGCTGACCACGACGCTGAGGCCGAAGGCGTTGCCGGCGAACGTCTGCGGGCCGAGCTGGCCAACGGCGTTCATCGGGCCGAGCTGCGGGAACAGCGGACGGTCAGCGGTGTCCGAAAGGGACAGCAGGTAGCCCCAGATGTCAGGCGAAACGAACAGGTGCGTCGGCAGGTTGCCGTCGCTGTTGCTCACGACGTCCTTCGCGGCCTCGGCAATCCACGTCGACCACTTGGCAGGGTCGGACAGGTCCGCTGGCTCGTCACCGAACGCCTGGGTGTTGGTCGAACCCGACACCAGGTTGTCAGCGGCCACGTTCTCGGTCGTGGCAGCGTAGATCCGGCCCATGTCCTCAAGGATGAGGTTCAGCACAGCCGGGTCGGTCCAGTCGAGGTCCTGCTCGCTGATGTTGACGTATCCGCCGTAGGTGGCCTTGGTGACCTGAATGTCGTCCACGACGAACGTGCCCTGCGTGAGCGTGTCGAACTCGGCAGACTGCCCGCCCATGCTGGTGTGCGTCACGACCTTGGGGCGAATGAAGACCTTGCCGCCGCCTGGCATCGCACGGACGCCGATGGCGTCACAGACAGGGCGCGTGCCGACGTAGCCGTTGTAGGCCGGCCCCAGGATCGGGGTGGGCAGGATGCCCGGCGTGTCAGCGGTTCCGACCTCGGGAGCAGCAGCGTGAATGGCCTGCTGAACCTTGTCGAACTCGGATCCGCCCTTGAAGTACGCGGTGAGGTACTCAACGGCGGTCGGCATCTTGGGCTTCGCAGCCGCATACACAAAGGGCTGCGTGGGAATGGTGGCCTCGGCCTCGATGGGCTCGGCCTCGATCTTGGCCTCGGACATTTCCTGATTCTCCTGCTCGGTGTTTTCGGTGTCCTGCTCCTGCTCGGGCTCCGCGTCTGCGGGCTCCGTTGCGGCCACCTGGGTGATGACCGCCTCCTTGAAGGCCGGGACGGCCACCAAAGAGAGCTCGACCAATGCCGCCTCAGTGACGGTCATGACGCCTTCGGCATCGGTCGTGAACTTGGTCGGCTGGGCTCCCACGCTTACAGAGTCGTACGCGCCAGCCTTGAGCAGCGCCACGGCGTCGCGGCTTGCCCGGGTGTCTGCGAGGGTGGCTTCGAACTCCAAACCCTCATCAGTGTCCTGAAGGGCGTTGACCACGCCGCGCAGCTGCGTGAGGTCGTGATTCTCGATGAGCTTTGCGGGCTTCTGCGCGGTGTCGAATGCGCCACGCGCAAACCGCACCTGCTGGCCATCGGAAACGGTCGCAACCGTGTCCCACGGCACGGCAATGCCCGCGATGCGGGCCGGGCGCTCGGCGTCACCAGCCTCAGCGGTGATCAGACTGGCATCAGCGTCAAAGCGAATCACGCTCAACCTCGATTTCCTCGACTGGCCGGACTTCCGCCGGCATTTCCTCGACCTCACTGAACTCGTCCAGGTACTCATCAAGAGCAAACTCGACGTGCCGGCCCCGGGGAAGGATGTCATCCATGCTCAGGCGCTCTTGAATGGCGTGCAGGATGGGCCGAGCGCCGAACAGAATGAGATCCTGCCGGGCCTGCTGCGCGTTGGCGTAGGTCATGCCGCTCTGGTCGATGGCGAGCAGGTACGCGGGAATGTCCATCAGCCTGGACAATTCCTTCGTCTGGTACTCGCGTCCTTCCACCAGCTGCAGCTTTGACGGGTCAACGTCAAAGGACTCAAAGCTCACCAGCTCGTTCAGCGCGCCAATGGCGTTCGTGCGCCTGTTGGCTGCCCACGCTGCGGCCATCTCTGCAAGCTCGTCGCCGCTCATGGGCTCGCCGCCCTTCTGCTGCAGGTAGCCGGCGGCAATCTCGTTGGTGGCGAAACGCTCTGCCGACTGGTCAAGCCTCAGCGCAATCTGAATTGCGCGGCGCCCCTGGTAGATGATCCCCTGGCTGCCGCTGTGAAATTGCACCAGCTGCGCCACATCAAGTGGCATGCCATTGAAGTTGACCTTTTCGGCGGGTCCGAACCACTCCGGCGGCGCGTTGTCAGGTGTGTCACACAGGTTGGCCGGCAGCCACTGGAAGGTGGCGGGGTAGCCAGTCGAATACCTGCTG